AGCTTCCCAAGGGAATGACTGCTCCTGCCAAAACCACCAACGATCTTATGTACTACGAGATCGAGGAGAAGGAGGGCGGTCAGTTCAAGGATATGCCGGAATGGTTGCAGGATAAGATCCGCGCATCCAAGGAATTTGGCGCATCCGGATCGTCTTCTGGTCCTGTCAAAATCGGAGACAAAGACGGCAACGGCGAAAACGTACCGTTTTAAGTTATATGGCACTTATTATTACCAGTAAGGAGCCATCCAATACCCGTCTGGTCCACAGTGACCAGGCGGGTCATTGGTACAAAGAAAATGGAGAATCCGCCCATACTATTATGGGCAAGAATGGAAACTTTCGGAACACGACTGTGGCCGATGCCAGGAAGATGCTTCTGTACCCTAGTGTCACAAGCATCCTATCTATTCTTGACAAACCACAGCTTACCAATTGGAAGATCGAACAGGCAATCATGGCATGCTTGACGCTGCCAAAGGAGGAAAATGAAACACTCGAAGACTACGCAAAGAGGGTCGTTAAAGACTCGAAAGAATCAACAGGGAAGGCAGCGGAACACGGAACAAAAATGCATACCGAAATGGAGAACATCCTACTCGGAAGAGCCGTATCCGGAGATGAAACACTTGCTCCGTATATCGAAACCTTTAAGAAGTGGTCCGATGCAAACATTGAGAAAACGTACTGGTGCGAAAAGGGTCTTGTCGGCGGAGGGTATGCGGGCAGGTGTGATGCCTACGTCAAGCTACGCAATGTGGGTGACGCTATCATCGACCTAAAGAACAGAAAGGTTAATCCGAAGTACGATCCGTTCTACGATACGGACTGCGCTCAACTTTGGGCCTACAGGTCGGCAAGCGAAAATCCTAAGTGCGCCTGTGTATCTGTGGTCCTAGCATCCAACGATCCAACCAAGTTGATGACGAAGGTTTGGGACGAGGATGAGCTTTACCAGGCCGGAATAGCTTTCTGCGCGATGCAGAAGGTTTGGTCTTGGGTCAAGCAATACACGCCTCCAGGCATGAAGCTGTGAACGCTCCAACAATCCAAGAGATGGGCAATGCTGCGCAGGAGATTGTGTGGCGTGTTATGGGCAAGGGATCGGATAAGTCTGCCTACGGAGATTGGCTGGAGAAGGATCGGCCTACGCACGATTACCATATTGCGCGTGCTATTCGCCACCTTGCCACAGCGCAGATGCAACTTCACAAATCCTCACCATGTCCTGACAACAATGGTGAAACAAGTGTTGACCACTTGGAGCGTGCGTTGGTAAGGTCGCTATTCGTGTTAGCACAAATAAAGAAAGAGGTACCAAGATTATGATTATGGAAGATGTAGGAGTTGATTTTGAGTTCAATGGTAAAAAATATACTGCATATGGAAACGCAGAGATTGATACAATTACAGAGGATATTGGTCCAGTTGGATATAGGGAGCATTACTATGCCCAAGTGGTCAACAATGTGATTATGTCAAAAATTGAAATTTCAACTGATACTGAATACATCAAAAATCCAGACAAAGATTTGCTTGAAAAGGCAGATGATGCGCTGTGCCGCCAAGCAGAAGAAGATTTTGATGCTGGTAAATGAAAGCTGCATTGTCTTGGTTGTTTTATTGCTTAGGTGATATGACAAGCCGTACCATTATGAAGATTGGAATTGGATACGGACTTTATAAAACTCTCATGCTTTGGTCTGTCGATATGGATAAAAAGTTTGATGTATGGAAAGAAGTTAAACCCAACCGGAGGAATAAAGAATGAAACGTGCATTAGTTACGCAGGCATTCGGGGATGATTGGAAGAAGGTTTTGGATCTTACCAGGCCAAGGATGGAGGCTTATTGCAAGAGGCATAAGATTGATTTCCTTGCGCTTGAGAAACCATTGGTCGAGCCGGTGCAATATAGCAAGTCAGCAATTGGGAACATCATGGCCACAAAGGGATATGAGCAGATCACGTTTGTTGACTCGGATATTCTGATTGCAAACGACTGCGATGATATGGGTGCTGAAGTAAACATGTTCTGTGCATTTGATGAGGGAGCGTTTTTGGATCGCAAGTATCACATGGGGAAACTTGCCAGCGCGTTTGGGGCGCAGATTGATCCAAGGTTCTACGTCAACACAGGCGTGTTTGTGATCTCATCCAAGGCTGCTGGTGTGCTGTCGATGCCTCCGCTTGGACTGCTGCCAAACCATTTTGCAGAACAGACCTGGATGAACATTATGATCCACTTGTGGAATGTTCCGCTACAGGAACTTGATCCGGCATACAATTGCATGACCAGCGTAGAATCGCACTTTGGCCTAGACCGCTACAAGGATGCGTACTGCATTCATTACGCTGGGCAGTCCGGAGACATGCCTAAATTGATTGAACAGATTAAGTCTGACGATGCCAAGCTTGTGGAGCTTGGTCGATGACCACAGTCAAGGTGGTTGCCGAATGTGGGAAATGGCGCATCCATACCACAGCCGGATACACGATTGGTCCTCGCTTATTAGGGGCTGTGCCAGCGAATGGTTTACCTCCTCTGACTGACATATTTGATACCAAGCAACAGGCGCAGAATGCAGCCTTCTTATGGAACGAGTACGCCAAATGGGTTGAGAATCACAAGAAGAAAACCAAGAGGAGATACTGATGCGCTCGACCCATCTTACCAAGGGAGACTACGATGAAAAGCTACAGCAATTGGCCGGAGAGGTTGCCAAGCGAGCGATTGATGATGTCAGGTTACTTCAACGGCGCGGAGTGATTGATGGAATGAAGATCCTGCGCCGTAACCTTGGCAAGAGATTCTTCCTTGGTGATTGCGAGGAGTACAAGAATGTTCACCAGATCCAGAAGTTAATCCGAGATTTTAAGATCGGTGCGGTTGGGTTTTGGTGCCGAGCCTCCGGTGTTCCTATTGACAACAAGACTTTGATTAGGCGAGTCTTCAAGGATACAAAATGATGCTCACAGCAATAGCAGATTTTGCATGGGTTGCTTGCTGGGTTGTTCTTTACATGTCCCTGCTGGCATCTTTACTCGCATTCCTGTTGTTTGGTGTTTATGCATTGTTCTGCTGGATAAAAAAGGAATTAGAATAATGGAAAAGAAATATATACAGAAGTTAATGAGCGCAGCGGTTGACAGATATGTTCTCACTCCGGCGCAATGCATGATGTTGCGGGATGACGCGCAGATCATAGGAATGAAACGCGCGGCTGTTATGAACAAGGATGGAACGACAAAAAGATCATACACCAGAACGTGCTCGTCATGCTGGGTTCCAAACAGCCAGCATCATAAATGGATCTACAACATTATGAATGAGCTTACCAAGGCTATCAACGATGATAATTGGAGGTTTGATATTACCGGAGTGCAACAGTTACAGATCCTAAAGTACAACGCATTCCAGAGATTCATGTGGCACTATGACCTATACAACGGAAGCGACAGGAAACTTACGGCAGTAGTCAACCTATCCGATCCTTCTGAATATTTGGGTGGTGGATTGCAGATCAAGGCCGACATCGACAACGTGCAGTTTATCCGAGAACAGGGAGCCGGATGTTGGTTCCCGTCCTACCTAGAACATCGCGCCCGTGCTCCGATATGGGGTACTAGGTGGGTGTTGGTAGCTTGGTTTACAGGATCAGCATGGAGATGACCCACGCTGCTAATCTGCCTCGCCATCTCTATGTCAAGTGCGACATGGAGTTTGTCTCTGATGGCCAGAAGCAAGGTCTGGAAGACGCTGTTTGGTTCGGACTAACCGCAGTACCTGGGCGAGCTTGGGGTTGCACTGTGATGCTCAAGTGCGGTGCGCTGTACCGAGGCTTGCCATTGCACGCTTTGGCTCATGGCGAGATTGCAATTATGGATTGGGACATTAACGATGCGCAACGATGGGATTGTTTTGGCTGGAACTTCACAACGATTGAATACGATTATCTCATGGGATTGTCTTGCAGGGTATGGATTGCCAGCAGGAAGACATGGGAGGTTGGTCGCTACATGTTCACAGCCGAACCTTACGGGGATGGATTCTCAATGGCTCCGGAACAAACCAAGTCACATCATTTCATCGCACTTCTCAATGGGCGTATCACAGCGGTCCCTGGTAACAATGTCCTTTGGAAAGAATCAAGCTTCACCACTCCAGGCGATAAGCCTAATTGGCTGCGGACGCAGTCTCAGGTATGGCATGGGGAACAGGCCACATGGGATGATGTGGTTGGTGAAGAAACAGCATAGGAGGTCACAATGCCACTAGGCAAAGACGTATCGAAGAACATGCATGAACTGGCGATGGACAATAAGAAGAAAGGTAAAGAGCGTGGAGCAGGCGGAACGCCTCGTTCCCGCAAGCAGATGATTGCCATTGCGCTGTCGGCTGCTGGCAAGAGCAACAAGTCACCTCGCAAATTTCGCATGCGGTCCGGAATGTAATGGAAGTAGAGGCAAAAGACCGCCTCAAGTGGGCGTGCGACATCCTTCTCTCTGCCAGAGGAAAACTGGCGGTAGAGAGGGATCGCGCGAACCACGGACATGCGATTGACATTATCCAGATCATTGCCTTGGTCGATGCTGCGGCTTTGGTGTGTAAGGAAATAAGTGAAAGTGAATGAAAAAACACATCTCGATTTATTTAGCGGGATCGGAGGATTTGCCTTGGCAGCAAAGTGGAATGGATATAGAACCGTTGGCTTCTGTGACAACGAGCCATACGCACAAGCAGTCCTCAAAAAACATTGGCCCGAAGTACCGTGTCACAAAGACATCCGCGAAGTACGAGGCGAGCTATACGCAGGAGTCACTCTTCTCACAGGTGGATTTCCATGTCAACCATTCTCAGTCGCAGGCAAGCAACGAGGCAAGGATGACAACCGTTACCTCTGGCCTGAAATGTTGCGAGTTATACAAGAAGCAAGGCCAGCTTGGATCATTGGTGAGAATGTTGCTGGGATCGTCAATTTGGCACTCGACCAGGTGTGCGCTGATCTGGAAGGTCAAGGTTACGAAGTCGAACCGATCATTATTCCAGCTTGCGCCGTCGACGCGCCGCACAGAAGAGACAGAGTTTGGATCATCGCCAGAGATATGGCCGACTCCGTCAGCGTGTCCGAGGGGAGCACACACGGGAGCAAAGAGCGGAAGTGTGAGCGAGGACGGCAAGAGCAGGACATCAGCCAACGGAACGAAGTGGGGGGCAACTCTTCAAACTGCGGTAAAGATGTGGCCGACACCAACGGTGGACAATTCAGCGAACGTGAATCCGAAAGAAAATCGGTTCAGATGTCTGGTGAGAGCGGTGAACGAGTCAGTGATGTTTCCAACAGCCAGCGCACGGGATTGGAAGGACACGGGGGAGTTGAGGGCAACGATAAGGAAAGACGGGAAGAACAGGGTCGACACATTGGGGAGAGTGGTGACGGCGGATGGCAACCACGTAAATGGCTCCCTGAACCCAACGTGGGTCGCGTGGCTCATGGGGTACCCAACCGAGTGGCTAAACTGCGTGGACTCGGAAATGCCATCGTCCCGCAAGTCGCGGCGGAAATCATCAGATGCATCAACCAAGTAATGGAGGATAACAAATGAAACTATGGACAAACCAAACCAATTCAATCCACAAGGTGGATGATAACCTTCTTCATGTTCGCAATACCTACGTCATTCCAGATGAATTGACCGGTGGGATATGGTTAGATTCAATCCCATGCCCACACAAGATCAAGCCGTACTATAAGGGCAGATCAACAGGCGGAGCGACAGCTGTGTATCGGGCTGGAGCGATTGGGGATGCCGTGATCGCAACTGCATTCGTAAACTACTTGGTGCAGGAGTCTGGCGGGATAGTCGATGTTTACGCACCGGCTAGGAACCTTCCGCTCTATGCAGGACTAGGCGCAAAGCTTTACCCGCTGCCATGCACCCTAGAGGCTTGGGATTCATACGATGCGCACCTACCCACGGACGATTTGTTCAGCGGTCAGGTTGGGGAAACGAAACTCGGAACTGGTCCTGGCAATTGCTACAAGCGGATCTACGAGTGGATGGGCGTGTGGGATGAGAAGACGATGGCGAAGTATTGCAAGCCCATGCTTCACCTAATCGAACCAGACCATGAAGAGATCAAGGCTTTAGGCAAATGGCCGTTACCAGAGAAGTATTTTGCCTACCACGTTTCATCGTCCGGACCTACTCGCACCTACCCACCCAAGATGGGGCAGGATGCAGTCCTAGCATTGCTGGAAGCTTTCCCCGAACATCATGCCGTGATTATTGGGCTGGACAATAGCAACAATTTTCATGTCGATCATCCGAGAGTCATTGACTTGTTCAATACGACCAAGGCGATCCGCTCGCTGTTCCCTATCGTGGCCAACGCAGACTTTGTGGTGGCACCGGATAGTTCTGT